GAAGCTTTTTTTGTACACATACTTAAAAATTACTATAAATTACGAAACAGAGATATTATTATAATATTTAATGATATGGGATTTGCTATGGATAGTGCAACGCTTTGTCATAGTTTAAAAATGTTTGAGATCTATCAGCATAAAAACGATAGAATGAAACAATGGTTTAGTAAGTTATTTGACAAACCTGATTTTAAAAACAGATCTAACATAAAAGCGTACATTAGATTAAAATTAAATTATTTACCTGATGAAGCGTTAATAAAATTAGCAGCACAAATAGAAACAATGATAAAATTAAATGAACATCAGGATATGGTGTTTGAGTGGTAATATGGCAAAAAAGAATATATCAATACAGAAAATTAGAGAGAACATTGATAATCCACGAGTAATTAAGGATTACAAATTTAAGAAACTAGTAAACAGTTTAAAAAACTTTCCACAAATGTTAGAAAAAAGACCTATAGTAGTAGACGAAAACTATATGGTACTTGGTGGTAATATGCGTTTAAAAGCGTGTAGAGAAGCAGGGTTAGAAAAAGTGTGGATAGATGTAGCAAAAGATTGGACTGAAGAACAAAAGAAAGAGTTTATAGTAAAAGACAATCTAAGTTATGGAGAGTGGGACTGGGAGATCTTAGCTAATGAGTATGATGTTATGAAGTTAGATCAATACGGATTAGATTTAAACCCTGCAATATTTGCACAAGAAGAAGACACCGAATCTATAAAAGGTGCAACTGACGATAACTTTAATGATTATACGATATATTTTAGAAACGAAGAAGAATTAGAAATATGGTATGCTTTTCTAAAAAAATTAAGAAACAAATTTATAGAGCAAGAAAATATATCAGAAAGAATATTGAGGTATATTGCAGAAGTTTATGAAGATAATAAAATGTATTCTGACAGTCAGTTAGTTTTAAAGTTTATAGAGTACGACATTGGCGACGAATAAAGATCTTATATGGGAAGACAGAAATGTATATGAAGCTGCGCTTGACAGAATAGATAAGATATATAATTCACACGACGAAATTTGGGTTAGCTTTTCAGGTGGCAAAGACAGTTTGGTAATGTTAAAACTTGTTGAAGAATATTTTGACAAGAACAATTATACTGATAAAATTAATGTAGTATTTCGTGACGAAGAAACAATAAATACAATGGTCAGAGAATTTGTGCTGACATTTGTAGATAATCCTAGATACAATTTTAGATACTATGCAACACAATTAGAAAGTGAGATCTACATATTAGGAGAAAAAAAAGATTACATACAATGGGACGAGAATCGTAAATGGATCGTACCTAAACCTGACTGTGCTATAACTGTAGAAGGTGTGCATAATCAATGGACATTTGATAAATTATTATTTGAGAAAAAAAATAGGCGAGTTTGTAGCTTAGTAGGTATTAGAGCACAAGAAAGTTTAATGCGATTTTCAGGTATAACACAAAGTAAGGTTTCATACTTAACAAAGAATCACGATCTTAAAAATGCTACACTAGGTAAACCTATATATGACTGGTCAGAAAAAGATGTATTTAAATATTTTTACGATAACAAAATAGATTATTGTACTGTTTATGACAATCAGGTATTTAATAAAGACAGTTTAAGAGTAGCAACAGTTTTACACGCAGAAGCAGCAAAAAATTTACACAAAGTAAAAACACTAGATCCAGTATTATACAATCAAATCTTAGATGTATTTCCTGAAGTAGAGGTACAAGCTAGATATTATAAAGACGCAATAAAAGGTAAGAATGAAAAGATAGCGTGGTTTTATAAAGATAAATGCGGTGGAGATTATTGGGACGCAATAACATTATACATAAAAGAAAACATAACAGACAAACATCAGTACAATAGTGCAATGCAGCGATTAATGACTGTAAGACAAACACGAAGAAACAATATAGCTAAGAATAGTGGCAGTATTTTTGGTGGTTATCCTGCATTATATGTATTCAAACAAATAATAGGCGGTGCATATAAAAGAAATGTAATGCCAACAAGTGATATAAATGATAAGTATTTAGAGTATGAAAATTTATCTAGCAGAGCATAGTGTGGTATATAAAAATTTTGCTTCTTTGTTAAGAAAAGAAACTGTAGCGATAAAAAAAGACGACAATGTTACAAATTATTTTGTGTGCGAAATGGACGATAAATTAGTAGGTGTGGTAGGTTGGCAGCAAATGAAAAACGGACATTTTAGATTAAAAACAGATTATGTTTTACAAGAATATAGAGGAAAAAAAATCTATAGTAATTTGTGGGATAACCGTATAAATGTTATATTATCGTATGGTGCAAAGAAACTGTCAGCATATTGTACTGATATGAGTTTGCCAAAATACTTAAAAGAAGGTTTTAGAATTATGGGCATAAATAACAGAGGTGTTAAATATGTCGTAAGAAAAATATAGATATGCAAAGATATAAAGGTTGGTCAGGCGACTTTAGAAAAGAATCATTGAAGCTAACAAACAAAGCTAAGAGATTAGGTTGGATTGCTAGTCCTACTTGTTGCAATCGTTGTGGTCAAACAAAAGGCATATTACATTTACATAATGAAGATTATGATGTTACATATTATACACTAAAAAAAGTGTTTGATAGATTTCCAGTAACAATTACAAAAGAAGAAAAAGACAAAGTAAATTCTGTATTAGAACAAATTTGTTGGCGTTGTCATATGCTTCATCATAGCGTAAGACGAAACAAACAAGCAGTAGAGAAATACTTTGAGGAAATAAAAAACGGTAAACAATACCCACCAGTATATAAACACGACTTTACAATATTAAAACGAGACCATAATGTATAGCGAAGATCCAGTAGCAAACATAGAGTGGATATGCGTAGATTCACTAATAGCAAATGACTATAACCCTAATGTAGTTCTAAACAAAGAGTTAAAATTATTAGAGTTAAGTATAATGAGAAATGGTTGGATACAACCTATACTATTAAACAGAGACTTAACAATAATAGACGGATTTCATAGAAGTTATTTAATGAAAAATAGCCAACCACTAAGAGATAAATATAATCATAAAGTTCCGTGTGTTATTATGGATTTGTCAGAAGCAGAACGAATGCTATTGACTATACGAATCAATAGAGCAAAAGGAAATCATATAGCAATAAAAATGCACGATATAATAAAAAAACTAATAGATGAACACAATATTACAGTAGAATATATAATAAAATCTATCGGTGCAACAAAAGATGAAATAAATTTATTATATAAAGACGGTGTGTTTGACGCACTAAATATAAAAGAACATAAATATTCAAGAGCGTGGAAAAGTCCAAAGACAAAGTAAAAAAAACGACAAATACAACACATAAAAAAGAAGCGTTTATAAAAGCGTTAGAAAAGAGTTTAGGTATTATGTCACAAGCTGCAAAAAAGATTGGCGTAGACCGTACTACACCGTATAGGTGGATAAAAGAAGATGAAGAATTTGCTGATAAGGTTACGGAAGTACAAAATGTAGTCGGTGACTTTGCTGAAACTAAGCTATACGAATTAGTAAATGACGGTGTACCTAGTGCTGTTATATTCTTATGTAAAACAAAGTTTAAGAATAGAGGTTACATTGAGAGACAAGAGATAACAGGTTTAGACGGTAAAAACTTAGACATAAATATTGAAGTCATCTATCCAACTAAAAACGACTAAAGTATTTGAACACCTAGATACAAGCAATAAACGAATTATTGTAGAGCAGGGCGGTACAAGATCAGGAAAAACATACAATATACTGATATGGATTATATTTAAGTATTGTATGATTAACAGTAATAAGATTGTTACAATATGTAGGAAACACGGTCCGAGTCTTAGAGGATCTAGTATGCGTGACTTTTTTACATTGTTAGAGAATCACGGTTTATATAGTGAGGAGCGACACAGTAAAAGTTTAAATGAATATAAGTTAAACAATAATTTAGTAGAGTTTGTAAGTTTAGATGAACCACAGAAAATTCGTGGTAGGAAACGAGATTTGTTATTTATAAACGAAGGTAACGAACTAAGTTACGAAGATTTTTTTCAATTAAACATAAGGACGACAAATAGAATTATAATTGACTATAATCCTAGTGACGAGTACCATTGGTTGTATGACCAAATCATAGAGCGTGAGGATTGTGATTTTCATATTACTACATACTTAGATAATCCGTTCTTAGATCCAGTACTCGTTGAAGAAATAGAACGCCTAAAAAATACCGATGAGCTGTACTGGCAGATATATGGTAAAGGACAAAGAGGTAGCAGTAAAGCGATAATATTTGCAACCTCAATATGTAATACAATTCCTGAAGAAGCTAAGTTTATATCTTACGGACTAGATTATGGTTACACTAATGATCCTACAGCAATGGTAGGAATATGGATTCACGACCACAGTATATACATAAAAGAATATTTATATAGAACTATGATGACCGCTAGAGATATACATAATGCGTTTATAGAAATAGGGGTGGGTAGAAATATGATATTTGGAGATTCAGCAGAACCAAGATTAAATGATGAATTAAGGCGTATGGGTTGGAATGTAAAACCTAGCATTAAAGGTAGAGATAGTGTAAACGCAGGAATAGATTTATTGAAGCGATACAAACTAAACATAACAGATGACAGCGACAACGCAATACAAGAGTTCAGAAACTACAAATGGATAGAAGATAAATCAGGTAAGCTTACTAATATACCTGAAGATAAAAACAACCATATTATTGACGCTGTTAGATATGGTACATATAGTATCATAAGCAAACCTACATTTGGAAAGTATACAGTTATGTAAAAAATAAATTTGCACAAGTCATAGAATTTTATTAACTTTATTTCATAAAACAATTAATTATGAGTAAAAAAGAATTAGAATACGACAATTACGGTAGACCGTATGTAGATCCAAAAGGCAGTAGAACATTTGGATTCCGCCCTTCAAAAAACTATGATTCAGTTTTAGAAATTGAAATTATAGAAGAATTTAAAGAATCTATAGAAGACGCTATTGAAGAATTATTTGATTACGAATTTTCAGGTAATCTAAAAAATATGGAAATAGAGTTAGATAACGACAATTATTTCTTGTACGATATGTTACACGAATTGATTGATCAGTCCCAGTATGTAATATATACAAACAAATCAAAAGAGGTAGTAGAATGTTTAAACTATTATACACCATTTTGTGAGAATGATATGACTGGAGAGCAGTTCAAGAGTTACAATGAATGTGCTTATGCTAATATATATCAACTTATAATAGATAATTTAGATCTAGAAGATATGACAGCAGTATTTATAGCGAAAACAAGACAAAAACAAAACAATGAGTAAAACACAAAAAGCACCTGATTGGTTTGACGGAGTTATATATGATGAAGGGGCAGAAGTTACAAATCAATTTAGCGGAGAAAAGTGTAAGCTAAATAAACTAGAACTTAGTATTTACGATTACACAATGGGTTGTCAAATGATTAGCAACTGGGACGGTTTAAGAAAAGGACTGGACTGGTTTAGAGCTAACAACGCAAAAGCATACTTAATACTTTTAGATTAGTGAAAAAAGTAGTAGATCTTAATAAACATAAGTCAATGATAAAAACAACATTGGCAATTAATACTGTATACGCACACTATGATATAAACTTTTTAAAATTATTAGATGTAAAACAGTTAGAGGATCTATTTATACAAGACGCTTTTAACAATCCACACAAACATTTAACCTTAGAGTTTGATAAAGACAAAATCAATTTTGAATATATAAAACAAGAATTAACATCTTCATAATATTCTTTTTTCTGAATATTTTTCATATTAATTGGTTTAAAGTCGAGAGCAGTTTGAAGATGGCTGCTCTTTTTTTATTGTAAAAAAATACTTAATTTGGTATTATATTACTATGAAACTATCAGTAAATGTACCAACGGAACTAAATGAATTGACACTTGGTCAATATCAAAAGTTTCTGAAAGTGCAAAAAGATAATGGCGACGGAATATTTGTAGCACAAAAAATGATTGAAATATTTTGTGGTATAGATTTAA